AACGCCCACGAATGGGAAAAGCAGATTGAGTGGCTTCAGAAGGAAGTTATTACTCGTCTGGGCCGTCACGGCAAACTTCTCGTTGTGGGTACCCGCGTGGCTCCTGTCGACCTGTACAAGATGATACGCGATGGCGACCAATGGACAGGTGGCAAATCGCCCTTTACCTACTTTGCCCAACCTGCCGTGTTAGAATTTGATGAGGACCCAAAGAATTGGAAAACCCTCTGGCCTAAAACCACACAGCAAGAGAATCAGATTGACGAGCCTGACGCCGATGGACTTTATCCGAAATGGGATGGACCCTCTCTCTTTACGCGCCGCTCTGAAGTTGCGCCTTCTGTCTGGGCTATGGTCTACCAGCAAGAAGATGTCACCGAAGATTCTATATTCTCGCCAACAGCAGTTGCAGGATGTGTCAACGGTATGCGAAAGCGTGGACCGCTTAAACCAAATGCTGCAGGACACCCCAAGCACATCGACGGTACATACACGGTAATTGGTTTTGACCCTGCCGTATCTGGTCGTTCTGCATTTGTCGCCGTCACTTATAACCGCGGCGACGGTAAAGTTTATGTTTTAGATTGTGTCAATATGGTTGACCCTACTCCTCAAAAGGAGACAGCGTTAATCCATGAATGGGTGGAGAAGTATCACCCTCAAGAGTTCAGAGTCGAAATCAACGCACATCAGAAGTACTACGCTATGGATGATGATTTGCGGAACTTCTTGGCTTCGTACGGTTGCCAGTTAAACTCACACTTTACTGGTAAAAATAAGTGGGACGTATCTTTCGGTGTGGCCTCTATGGCCAGCCTCTTTGGTAGCATCCGTGATGGACGCTTCCAAGATAACAACTTAATAGAACTTCCAAGCAATGAAGGTTCTGAAGGTTTGAAATCCTTAGTGCAACAATTGATTACTTGGAAGCCTGATACAAAAAATCCCACAGACTGTGTGATGGCTTTATGGTTTGCCATTATCCGTATCCGTGAATTGATGCAACAATCTTCACGTGTGGGTCAGTACCAAAATAATAGATGGGCTACACGCTATCAAAAGTCACAGCGTGGCTCTATACAATTAGATGAAGCCTTTGCCTCTCAATGGGCAGAGCAATACGGATAAGGATAATACTATGGCAGGAAAATCAGTTAAGGTTGTAGCAGCAACATCTGATGCTGCAAGAGCAATCGCAAATAAAAATTCAACCAATGTTACTAATGCACGTAAGTCTGGACTTGTTGCTTCACAACTTGCATCAGGTGTTGATGTTAACGCTAAACCAAAAACAACGGTAAAAATTCGCACAAATCCTGGTATATCGGGTAAGGGTGGAACAATGGTTGGCGGAGTATACAAGCCAATGGGTGGCGGCATGAACTGGACAACTAAGTAATTTTTTTAAATCTACGTTAGGACAACAATGGCATTATCAATGGAACAGGTAGCAGCGAGAGTTACCTCAATGCGCTACCGCAACAGCGAGCGCGATTCTCGCAACCTTGACGTCCTTGCTGTCCGCAAGGGAAAGATTGCAGAAGTATATCCTGATTTCTTTCCAGATGGTGTTGACGCTAACGTAGTTGCAAACTTTATTGATATTGTAGCACGTGACCTCTCAGAGGTTATGGCACCATTGCCTGCAGTTAACTGCTCTGCAGCAAATCAGGTAAGTGACCGTGCACGTCAGTTTGCCGATAAGCGTACACGTATTGCTTCAAATTATTTTGCACATTCTGATTTAGCAGTTAGCATGTATTCTGGTGCTGACTGGTACATTACATACGGTTTCGTCCCATTCATGATTGAGTTGGATGACGAAAGCAAGTTGCCCCGCATCCGCGTAGAAAACCCAATAGGTGCTTACCCTGAGTTTGACCGCTACGGACGCTGCGTCGCTTTTGCTAAAAGATACATGATGACACTAGGCGAACTATGCACTCAGTTCCCAGAGTACGATTCACAACTACTTGGACCTATGGGTTACAAGCAGGATTTGAATGCTCAGGTTGAGTTAATTCGTTACTACGATAAAGACCAGTCTGTTATCTATGTGCCATCTAAGGAAGACCTAGTACTATCTCGAGCCAAGAATCCTATTGGCAAGATGATGGTAGTTGTTGCACGTAAGCCATCCATCGATGGAGAACTTCGTGGACAGTTTGATGATATCCTAGGTATTCAACTTCTACGCAACCGCTTTGCGTTGCTTGCAATGGAAGCAGCAGAGAAATCTGTTCAGGCTCCTATCGTACTTCCACAAGATGTACAGGAACTTCAACTTGGTGGCGATGCTGTTATCCGTACGGCAAACCCAGCAGGTGTGCGACGTGTAGAACTTAATCTACCGCAAGGTGCATTTACTGAGCAAACACTTCTTAATCAAGAATTGCGTGTTGGTGCTCGTTATCCTGAGGGACGTACAGGAAACGTTAACGCATCAATCGTTACAGGTCAAGGCGTACAGGCTCTTATGGGAGCCTTTGACACACAGGTCAAGTCAGCACAAGCAATCTTTGCTGCGGCACTTCGTGATGTTATTAGCCTTTGCTTTGAAGTAGATGAAAAGATTTATCCAGAAGAGAAGACCATTCGTGGCGTTGACTCTGGTTCACCTTATGAAGTAACATACAAGCCTTCAAAGGATATCAAGGGTGACTACTCAGCAGATGTTCGTTATGGAATGCTTGCTGGTCTTAACCCTGCACAGGGACTTATCTTCATGCTACAAGCACTTGGTGGTGGATTAATCTCCAAGGACATGGCAATGCGTGAACTACCATTCACGGTTAACGTAACACAAGAACTAGAAAAGATTGAAATCGAGAAGATGCGTGATGCATTGCTCGGTTCACTTACAGCCTACACTCAAGCAATTCCACAGATGGCGACTCAAGGCCAGGATGCTTCTGAAGTAGTACGTAAAATTGCGGCTGTGATTCAGGCACGCCAAAAGGGACAGGCACTTGAGGATGCAATTGAAGCAACCTTTGCCCCAGAGCCGCAACCAGTTCCTTCTGCTGGGGTTCCACAAGCGGTTGAGCAACCGTCCCCTGCTCCCACTGGCGCTCCAGCAGAAGGCGCTACCCCTCCACAAATTCAAGCAGCACCTCAAGATGTTATGAGTTTATTATCAGGAATCACTGGCGGAGGAAGACCAACAGCAAGCGTTCGTTCTACACGCAAACTTTAATCTGAGGAGGGGACATGACAACGATTATCGGCGTGCAATACGAAGACAAATGCGTAATAGTATCTGATAGTCGTATTGCTGCAGGTGGTAAGATTTATACCCACCCAGATATGGTTAAGGTGGTTGAACGTGGGAATTACATTATCAGTGGTGCTGGTAATTATCGTGCTTTACAAGTGGTACTACATGGATGGCAACCACCGATTGTAACGGTAAAAGCAAAAGCAAACTTATACGAGTTTGTAATTAACAAGGTTGTGCCAACATTAAAGGCAGCACTAACTGAAGCGGGCGTAGATTTTAATAAGACATCAGATGATGATGACAACAAGTTTGAACTTAATGTTTTACTTGGAATTAATGGAACTATCTTCGAGATAGATTCTGATTTTGCTGTTGGTATGAACAGCACTGGATTCTACGGTATTGGTTCAGGTGGTGACTTTGCACTTGGAGCACTGCATGCAGGAACAACAATGCTAGATGCAATGCGAATTGCAGCACTCAATAATAATGAAACATCAGAACCGTTTCATATATTTGAACAATTTACTAAGTAGGAGGAAACATGGCTGGAAAACCAGGACGTAGTGGTGGCGCCAATGGCGGGCCACAGTATAACCCTGCTAATGTCAATCCTCTAGGTGGTAACGGACAGAGTGGTAAAATGTCATTAAACTATACTGGTATGCCTTATGGACAAAATCAGGCTACAAATCAACAGCGCATTCGCGGTAACGAAGCAGTTGCTGCTGCAAACCCACAACCATCATTTAATGCAGGTTCTGCACGCATGGGCGAAGAAGCGTCACTTGCTGCACTTACTCCAATTACAGCAGAAACAACACTGCCAAACCAACCAATCACCGAAGGTGTACCAGTTGGAGATGGAGCAAACTCAATTCCTGGTCTTCCAACAGCACCAACTGAAGACCCAGACATCGACATGATTCGCAACTATTACCCAATGCTTGAGTTTTGGGCTAGCCAACCTAGTACTTCACAGGCTACTAAAGACTATGTGCAGTATTTAAGGACAATTATTTAATGAATCTATGGGAGTACATCGGCAATACGCAGGGTACCTTCAAGAATACTCCTGCAGGTAAAACGCCAGTTTCTCGTAATGGTCGAATTCCATTTAGCACATCCTTTGATATCGCATCAAATCTGCCAGCAAATCCTGGTGGATGGATGGATGCTACAAACAACACACTTGAATCTGCACGCAAGTGGGGTACAACAACAGTTGGTCAAGCAAACCCTGCACTTGTAGGTGGAACAATTGGTCTTTTGACTGGTGGTATTCCTGGCGCTGCAATTGGTGTTGGTGCTGGTCTTACAATCCAAGGTGTTGATGCAATTACTGATGGTGGAGCAACTAAAGTTCTGCAGGCTTCACAAAAGAATCTTCGCTCAAACTACGCATTTGTTCGTGATGTAACCGACAAAAATGTAGGAATGGGACTACTTGCAAGCCTAACAATGATTGCAGGTGGAGCACTTGGCGGTGTTGCTGGCTTTGCCGTAGGCGGGCCAGTTGGCGCATTTGCTGGTGCTACACTTGGTGCAAACCTTGCAGGTTTTGGTGAGCGTGAAGCGCTTAAAAGTGACCTTGG